TGCACTAGAGAATTTAAAAGATTATTAAATTTTAATACAGTTCCTTCAAATACTACTATACCTATTTTTTGAATATAACTACCACCAGATACTCCTTGTAAATAATAATGGATTTTTATCATTCTAGGTTTAAATCCTAAATCAACAGTTACATCATTATTAGTAGTTCCAGATGTTGTTGAATCTAAATCTGCTACAACCCCAGCTCTAAACTTAGGCCAATGTAATATTTGTATTTGTGTAGAACTAATAGCTCTTCCAACTGGTATAATATAAGTTCCAGGTGTTGTTCCTATTGTTCCATCATCTTGAACATAATAAAGAGCATTTATTGTCAAGGCACTAAAACCACTAACTATACCATTCTTTTGTAATTGTATAGGATTTCCATCAGTAGAAGTTGATACAAAGAATCCAACAAAATTCAACTTTGTCAAATCATTAGCATCACAATTATAACCTTCACCATCAGCATTATCAATATAACCTGCTACTGGTAAAGTCGCACCTGCAATAGATTCACCAGCATTAACTAATACAGGCAAATCTTTATTAATCTCATCCGCTGACAATAGATCTCCTGCTGATTTTGGTCTTGCTGTATCACTCATATATAAAATTATTATTAATTAAGCATTTGCGAAAGTATATTGTCCTGAAATAAACAAACTTCCTGATTTAACCCATCCACCAGTAATAAGTAAACTCCAAGCCTGTCCATCATTAGGTGTACTTCCATCACCATCTATAAAATATCCGAACTCTTCATAAGTTGCATCTGGAATATCTCCTGCACCTATAAAAGAATCTATTGTAACTATATTATCATCGAAAGCTGACGTATCAACCACTCCTCTTTCTGTTTCTGTATTTAATTGAGTAGAAGCTACTGTAAAAGCTGTTGTACCACTCCCTAAAGCCCAATCTGTAACCTCTCCAGTATAAGTAGTATCTCCTGCTAATCTTCTACATAAAACGTTAAATCCTGTTGTAGGAATAAGATTATGCTTCATATCAGCACTTAAAATAACTCCTTGTTTTACTAAAAGCTGATACATTTTATCTACTAATAGATCTTCGAGGTTATTATATTTATGAGCTAGTTCTTTTACTACTTTCATTACATCATCAGTTCTCTTAATTTTTGGATTCAAATTAAAAGCAGTATAATTAACTTTAACTTTTGCTGTCTTTTTTATAAATTTCTTTACAAATTTTTCTATAAGTTTTTTTATCATAATATTTTATTTTAATAAAGTTTCATTGATATATCTAATCTACCTTGCCTTTTAGGATCAGCCTGACTTGATGGTTCATAATATGCTAATACCCAGATTGGCTCTACTGCTGAAGTATAATATTGTTCTGCTACCTCTATACCTGCATTATCTTCAACTGGATTAACTAAAGTAAATTCTTCTAATACTGTTATATTTAAAGCATCTAATTGCATATTCTCATCTGTTTCTGAATTATCTATCTCTCGAGGCTTAGGAGTTAATAACGATTGTAGCATTTCAATTAATGTAAACCTCTTTGTGCTGACTAAATCTAATGAATATTGGAATGAATCGTAGCCGTGCTGACTAAATCTAACTTTTTTTATTATTAAATCTTCATCTATATTAAATCTATTACTATAAACTCTTATTGTTTGACCTGCTTTTAATCCGGATTCATAAGTTTTTACTCGAGAATCAACAACTGAATCTGCAAATGTTAATAGTTCTGCTCTTGCTCTCTTTCTTGCTACATCAGGATCTTCAATGGTATCATCATCAATAATTTTCTCAATTTGAATACCATATTTTATAATACTAGCTGAATCTTGTGCTATTGCTAATACTGGTTTTTTAGGATTACCACTATACTCCACTACATCAGCATCACTTAAAGCATTTTCAAATCTAAATGTTTTTTCATCAAAATTATATAAAACGTCATAGTCTGCAAAAAGATCTGTTCCATCTATACCTACTGTTTGAAGTACTGTATTTAATTTGACTACAAAATTTGTAAATTTATAATCAACTAGGAATGATTTAGTTATATTTCCATTAACAGTTATGCTATCTGTAAAAGTACTTGCTTCATAAATACCACCTCTAACCTTTACTACATTAGCAACTTGTGATCCATCATCGTTTATCTTTAAACTTCCTACTATATGCTTTCCATAATCACTATCAGTATCGTCATCAGTTATTTTGAATGGTGCTGATTCAGTATTTTTAGGAAAGAAATGTACATCTTTATCTTGATCTATATAGTAACTATACTGAACAATATCTGCTAATCTCTTAATACACTGACCTAGAGAAACCTGATTAAATACTATTTTTTCGATTAAGAAGTCTGATGTCGCATTAACGCTTGTAAAACCTGATGCAAAATCGGTTACTAAATCTGAAATTATATCTGCTATTGTTTCATTAGTATAAGTTCTTGCTACCAACTTTGAATCAAATTCCCAAGTATGATCTACACAATTAATATTATATATAATTCCTTCAGCGTTAGATAATGGACTTTGATTTACTGATAATATTTTTCCTCCTAATATTTTAACCCCTCCATCATATATCTTAATATCGTCATTAAATTCTGGTACTGTTGCTCCTTTTTGTTTGATCTGGAAATTTGCTGTATCTACTACATTATTTAGATTTAAGTTTACTATAAGACTTTTTTCTACAATAGTATTAGTCTTATCAACATCATTAATTTTTACTTGAATACCCATATATTAAAAACTTAATTTTTGATTCATTCTTAAATCTCCCATAAGAACTTCTCCAACTCTATTTATTAAATCTTCTCCTGTAATATCACCATAGACATTTATAGTAAGACCTCCTCCAATTCCACTAGCATTACTTTTATTTAAAGGCACAACTGCTTCTGGTCCGGCTTCTCCAATCATTGCTATTGTAGGCTTATTAACAATTCCACCTTTAGCTAATCGTGGTATTTGTGGTATCAATGGTATATTAATTCCCGGTACTGAGTTTATTCCTCGTTGAATTGAGTTTGCTTTTCTAACAAACCAATTTAATTTATCAATTACATAATTTATCATTGCCTTGATACCATCTTTTATTGAATCAATCACTCCACTAATAACTGTTTTTATTCCATTCCAAATATTTGATGCTCCTTGTCTTATTTTATCCCAATTTTTAACTAATAATACTCCAATAGCTATTAAAGCTCCGACTGCTACGATTACTGCTAATACAGGCCAAGATAATAGAGCAAAACCAGCAATTATTGGTGGTAAAGCTAATCCTATTAGTCCTAATACTGTTAATAATCCAAATAAAGAAGCAGTGGCTATAATTATTACCTTAGTTAATTTAGGATTTTCTTGTACCCATTCAGAAACTTTAGCAATTACTGGTAATAATTTTTTCAATAGATCATCAATTATTGGTAGAAAAACAGTACCTATTGTTTCTGATACATCTTTCATTGTAGCTTGTAATTCTTGTTGTCGTCTTATAAAACTATCTTGATTCTCTGTAAAGCCTTCGATAGCATCAGAACTTTGATTAGTTATTTGAGCTAACAATGCTTGAGCTTGTATTTGAGTTCTCATTGCAGGATCTAAATCATTAAGAGTTTGACCTTCTTGTAATAAGCCTTCATTTAAGGCTACAACTTCTAAAGTAGTTATTCGAGCATCAATACCATACTGTTTTAATGGCTCACTAGAACCAACTAAACCAGATTTAATAGCATTTAATACTTGTTCTGGATTAACATCATTAAAAGCTGAAATTTTATTTGATAAATCGAGAAAATCTTTAGTCATTCCCTGTGCATTTTCCCTAGAAACTCCCATAGGAACTAATAAATCCTGAACTCCTGAAGCCATCTTAACAATATCTCGAGTAGCAGTAGGCATTTCTTTTCTTAAAGAGTTGACAAAATCTAACATTTCTTCTTTACCATCACCAAAAACAGTATTAAATTTAGCCATAGCACCTTCCATTTCACCAGCATCTTTAACAGCTTTACCTATTCCAACAGTTATAGCAGTAAGTCCAGCAACACCAACAACCGACATTTTCTTAAATGCCTTTTTATTATTTTTTAGTGTACCACTTAATTTATTCAAATCTTTACTAGCTTGATCTTTAAGTGTTAATAATAGTTGTAATGTTCTACTTTCTGCCATTTTTCGCTTTTAATCTATTAAATTTTTCTATATTATTTTTCGCTTTTATTATAGTAAAATAATCTAGTACATCTTTCTGCTTCATATTTCTTATTTGATCTGGTGTCCAATGGTATCTCTCACTTAACATTTCAAATAATACTATGTTTGATGGTGGCTTCTTTCCTTTAATTTCATCGACAGCACGATTAACATTTAATCTTTTTTTTTACCAATTTTATCTAATTCTTCCATTAATAAATTACCATCATCAATATCTAAATTATAAAGCCAATCTCTAGTGTAAGTTATTTTCTTCTCTCCTTCTCTGATTTCCTTGATACATACCTCTGCCATTTTATACTTACCATTTATTAAAGATTCTCCTAATCCCAAATCAATATCTAAATCTTTTGCATCATCTTCAGTCATTCCCGGTTTTAAATTATTTACCTTAGTTGCTTGATATAAAGTAGCTTGAATATCACTAGCTTCACCCCAAGATAAATAAGTAATTATGTCAACCTCACACTTGCTTAGTTTTATGGTTTTGATTTCTCTATTTTCCATTATATTGTTGTTATTATTAAAATAAATATTATTAAGAAGAATACTGCTATTACTGATGTTATAATTCTTCCTGTTTTGATTCCTTTTTTAATATAGTCTGTCATAATTTTGTTTATATTAGGGGAGGGTTGTTAGCCCTCCCTGAATTTAATTAGCTTAAAGGTATATCGTATTCAGTAGTAAGATTTCTAAGAACTAATGAACTTTGTTCTCCATCAGTTTCATTGAAAAATGCTTTAACACTTACTGGCTGTCCTACTAATTCACCAGCTCCAGCATCATCCCTATTCCAATCTTGAACTTGAACTCTATTAAGAATCATAGTAATTGTAGGATAAGTTCCACCACCTAAATCAGCATCACCAGTAATAGTGATTGACATATATTTATAAGTATCAGCTAGATAAAGGTCTTTGAAAGTATCATCATCATAGTTCAAAGTAAAGTCAACATCTAAGGCAATTTTACCATTATAAATATCATCTGGAGCATAAGCACCTAAAATATGATCTACAATTAAACCTAGATCCCATTTAATACTAACATCCTTTGGTTTAATAGCAGTTGCTCCGGCTAAACCACCTTCAGTATCAGCAAGTTTGATAACAATATCTTTTCCGATAAAATCATATTCAGTATCATAACTAGGTGTATCAGTATTCGCTACGCTATCCTTAGCCATAAATTCAGCAGTAAACTTAACATAATCATCAACACTAGCAGATATTTCTAAAGCACTAACCATAGCATTTTGATAAGCTTCTTGACTATTAGCACCATCTTTAGCATAAACAGTCAATGAAGGATTTTGAATTGTATTACCTACTGAAAATGTATGATCGTAAACGCTTCCAGATACAACAGAACTAGAACAAGCACCAAAAACATTATAAAAAATATAACCAATCATATCAGCTTGAACATTGCCCTCTAAAGAACCTTCAAACCATTTTTTAACAATTCGAGCACCTAAAGATTCTTCTAATCTATTTCTGGTACTTTCATCTACTTTCTTTTCAGCCTTAGGAACGATGTTAGCTGTTATTTTTTTAACCCATTTTTCTGCAGTAGCCCAAGCAGTACCTCTTACATTCTCAATACCTAAGCCTACTTCAATTTGTTGTCCAATTATTTCACCCATATTTTTTTAATTATTATTTATATTAATTTGTAGTCATTAAATTGACTATTAGATTTAATTCTGCAAATACTACTCTACCAGCCTCATTATCAGCAAATCCCCAATCACCAGTATTTAATTTCCACCAGATTCTATGGCCATCTAAAGTTCCTTGATTCCAATCTTCATCAAACTGGGCCATTATTTGATCTACTGCTTCAGCTAATATTGTATTTATAGCATTCTGATTTCCAGCTTTTTTCATTTCTTGAATAATATATATCTTGAAATTATAACCTTTTAAATTTTCTGCATTAGTTAAAAATTCATTTTCAAACACTGTCGGAATATAGTAGGCACAAGGATAACCGGGAAAATCTTTAATAGGATAATTATAAACTTTATCATTTAGCTTATCACAAGCCTCTAATGTTGTTTGAATTTTTGGTAACAATGTTGCATACATAATTATTTTGCTAATTCTTTAACTACTTTATCTAAAAATTCTCTTTCTTTCTTTCTTATAAATGGTTTTGCATCCTGTTTAGCTACATCTAGGAAAGGTCTGCCATCCATTTTATTAGTTCCTTCGTGGACATATACAGCGTATTTTGCCTTAGTTTCATTAACATATATCTTTGCACTCAATGGTCCAACAAATTTACTTAACACTGATCTATCTCTCAAATTACCACTAGCGAATGGAATACCTTTACCTTTACCATTAGGATTACCAACTTCCCACGGAGCTCTCTTTAATAAACTTAGGATATGAGCCTTTGTCCTTTGAATCATCTTCTGACCTTCTTCTATAACAACTTTAGGATTTCTTTTAATTGCAGTTTCAAACTCTTTAGCTCCTATTAATTTCACTACTACCATCTTATTTTCCCTCCTCTACATATACCTCCAAATGTTCATTATCTCCTACATTATTTTTCTGAATTGTTCTAACTGTATAATCAATTCCATTAAGAGTTATTTTATCAGTTTCATTAATTACTGTATCAACCGGACACCAGACAATATGAGTTAGATTAAACTTTCCTTCAAAAAATTGGATAACATCAGGTCTAGCTTGTTGAATATGTCCTGTAAATCCATCACCTTTAACATAATCACTATTATTGCCAGTATATACTAATTCTTTTCTAGTAAATGTACTTGTATAAAAATTTTCTATTGTCATATAATTGGTTTAGTATATTGGGCTATTGCTAATTTTGCTCTTTCAAATGCACTCCATCCTTCATCATTATTATAAGATACTGAATATAAACCAATCTTTTCAGATTTAACATTTCCACTAGCACCACCTCGATTAAACATATATATTCCACTAGCTAGAATTGTTGTCGCTAATACTATTGCTTCAGGTACTGCAACTGAATAACCCCATTTAGCAGTTATCTTATGATTTCCTCTACCTAATAACCAAGCATAACCTCTTAATGCTAATCGTCTTATAGGAGCTTTTAAGGCTGAAAAGTTAAATGGCATCTTACTATATCCTGCTGAATTAGTACCCTGAACAAACTCTGCAATTGTTGTAAAGCTATCTCCATAATAATTATCACCTTTTTGTACAACAGTTATTTCAACACACTCATCAATAGGTAAAATATCCTTATCATTGCCATCAAATAATCTAGAACTAGCCTCTGAATCAGCTATAAAGTTTCTTCCAGTTAATTGATCAATAACATCAACGGCTTGATTAATAGCATCATCTGCACTACCAACAGTAATAGTTTTATTCAAAAAAGTATTTATCTTAGCTTCATCAGTATATTCCTTAGTAATACTCATATATTTTTATTAATATTTTTCCAATTATTATATTTTATATCAAATTTTCTATGGCATTTTTTACATAAAGCTTTATAATCATTAGTATTTCTTCTGTATTTGTGATCTATATTAGCCCAATCTTCTGCTTGTTTTCCACAATCAATACATTTATGTTCTTTTGCCATTCCTAATCTTCTTTCTATCCAGTGATGTATTGCTCCTTTCTTAGCATCATCACCTTTCCACATTCCATTTTTTTCATTAGCACAATGACCTTTAATTCCTTTATTCCAACCAGCTATTAATTTAATATTTTTAGGAGTTTTACCTTTCATAGCTTCACTTACTTTCTTTTTATGTTCTTCCGTTTGTTTGTATCCTTTAAAGGGCATTTATTTTGTTTTACGTTTGTAAGATCTTTTCTTTCTTTCAACAACTTCTTTCCTTTTAATATCAGTTGTTCTAACACCAGATACTAATACTAAGTTCTCATTATCTTGTTCTGTATGGCTTAATATTCTAGCACCAGTTTTCTTATTTTTGTAAATAAATTTATACATATTTTTATCCTTTCCAATTATTATAATTTATATCAAATGCTCGGTGGCATTTAGTACATAAAGCTTTATAATCATTAGTATTTCTTCTGTATTTGTGATCTATATTAGCCCATTCAATTTTTGCTTCTTCTCTAGTTTTACCACATTCTTCACATTGTTTAGGCTTTCCTTTTTCTCTATCTACCCATCTATGAAGTGCAAAATAACCTACTTTATCACCTTTCCACATTCCATTTCCTTTACCTTTAGTCTGAGTTATCTTTAATCCTTTATTCCACGGCTCTTTTCCTAAACGATATTTATTACCTTTCATTTTTTCCGACAAATGTTTCTTAAATTCTTCACTATTAGTTTTAGTTCCAATCTTACCTTTATAAGAACATTCTCTAGAACAATACTTATGTCTATTAATCCAATCTTTTTGACTTTCATTTATTGGTTTTTTAAATTCCTTGTTACAATACAAACACCTTTTTACTTGTTTCATATAATTGCTTTCGAACCTTATTGGGTCTAGCGGTTCGAAATGCCGACCCAATAGGAACAATTAAATTATTGTTAAATATAAATACTATTACGCTCAAGCTGATGCACTGGCAGTTGTCAATTTAGTAAGAGCAGTAGGAATGATAAAGATAAATCCAACTCTTTCAACCCATCTAACAGCTTTTCTATCAGTAGTGATAAGATTAATATCAGCATCACCAGCAACATTTCTAACTACACCAGCATTAAACATTTCAGCTTTCAATCCACCCTTAATACCATAAATAGATGCTTTCTTCATATCTCCGAAAAGAACGAAAGAAGTATCAACAGCAGTTTCAGATTTTTCAGGCATTACTTCAACTTCTACAACTGGTTTACCCCAAATAGTAGCAGGTCCAGTTTCACTAGGAGCTTGATAAAGATAAATACCATCAGTAGATTTAAGAGTTCTGATAAGACCTAGAATAGAGATGTGCATATAAAACTTACCATTCTTTCTAGCACCTTGAGGAGTAGCAACAATCATATCCCATAGATCTTCTGCATCCATAGAAGCAAATGTAGTACCTGTCATAGTAACTTCATTAACAGAAGTATTCACTAAAGCTCCAGTAAAACTACCATAAGTAGAAGTACCATCACCATTAAAGAATGCTTCATCTTCTTTTTCAGCAAAACCTTCAGCAACACGACTAGCTAAGAAACTGAATAAATCAACTTCCTCATCATCAAGCAATTCGTTAGTTAAAGTACAAATAGCACCTAATTTCTTAAGTTCTAAAGTAGATTGACCTAAAACAGCTTGAGTAGATCCAATTACACCAGCTTCATCAACCCAGTTTACAGTTACATCAGTTACTAGATCATTAGCTTTATAACTGTTCTTTGATAAAGTGATAACACTAGCTTCTCGTCTAGCAACTCCATATTCAGTAACCAAATGTCTAATTTCAGCACTTAATTCAGAATCTACAACATAACCACCATAAGGAGTACCAGTAGCATCAGTAGTCATTTCTTTCAACATAGAATCATCACCATTCAAGATAGCGTGAGCAATTCCTTTCATTACCTGATTCATTTTCTTCCGTTTAGCTTCCTTTTGAATCTCAGGGTTATAGATACCAGCTTTCTTAGATTTTAACTCGATTTCTTCTTTAACAGCTTTTTCTAATTTAGCATCAAATTCTTCTTTATACTCTTTAGCAATTTCTTCTCGAGCAATTTTCAACTCTTTCTTTAGAAAAGCCTTTGCTTCCTCTTTAACTTCTTTATCTTCACCTTCTTTAACTTCTTCTTCAGGTAGAGCATCAACTTTCTCAACTTCTTCTTTGATCTCTTCTTTATCTTCCTTCGGAAGTTTCTCAACTTCATTAGCAACCTCTTCCTTTTCGTCCTTAGTTGCCCAGCCCTTCTCAATAAGAGCTAATAATTTTTTTAACAAATTCATAAAATTATTATTATTATTTAATTTTTAATAGTCCTCTAATAGACTTATTCACTAAGCGTTTATATTCGGCTCTGTCGGTTGGATCATCAACCGAGTTTCGTTTTAGCTCCTCGCCTACGCTTTTAATTGAATAAGCAATAGTTTCCATTATTTGAACTTTTTTACTTTTTACTTTAATTGTTTCTTCACTTTTAGGTACGATTGGTTTTGGCTCATCTTTTTTGGATTTTTTAACTTTAATCCTCTTTCCTTTACTATCGTTGTTTTCGTTGGCCTTAAGTTTGGTCTTGTCTTTAGCTTTATCTTTAACATTATCTCCTGATTTCTTAGTGGATTTTTTATTACCTTTTTTATTTTTCGCATATGTTTTATTTATTTTTTCAAATAATGCTTCTGGATTGGCAGGAACACTGACGATAGATAATTCTAGTAATTCAGATTTTAATATATTATATTTCTCATCAAACTCTTTAGGAATAAAACCAATGGATACAGCGTTTATAAAACCAGCTTCTAGCATTTCTTTAGCTAAAGCACCTTTAGGATTCATTTCAGCAAATACTACTGTTCCCTGTAATTTCTTATCTTTAGTCTTTACATTTTTAACTTTACCTAAAATATGCTCAATACCATCATAATTATGGCTATCTAAAACAACAGGATTCTTCTTAAAACTCTTTAAATCAAAATCTTGATATACTATTTCATAATGTCTATCCTCTTTAGCAGTGGACATAACAACATTAAAACCATCTTCAACTGATTTAGATTTCTTAACATTTATAAAAGAATCTACTGAAATACCTTTATAGCCTTTTGCTTTTAGTTTTTTCCAAAGGTCTTTATAGTTCTTAACTTTGTAAGAAGCGAATGATCTATTATTCAATTTGTAAAATTTTATCATATTTTTAAATTATTTATATTTATTCATACTTGACATTATTATTAATTTATTGTCAGATAGTGCATCTGCAGTTCACCACTTCTTCAGGTGGTCCGGTTGGATCTCCCGGCATCATCAATCCATTATCAAACGGCACTTTCATAGGTCTTTCTTGTCCATCTAGCATAGCGTGAGTATCTCGAGTTGCTCCATCCATAACTGCTACCCATATCTTAATTGGAATACCTGCTTGTTGATAACCATTTAATATTCCAGTTTGATTGGCTACTTGTATTTCAGTTCGAGCTATATTTAAAGCCCTACCTTTACTAATGCTATCGTAAGTATCTTCAATCCTATCAGCTAACTGTGTTAAATTTTCTTCTGCTTCTACACTCTGATGAAACTGTGTCTTTAATTGCTTAAATGTAGTTTCATTGATACTGGTTGCAAATAATTCAGCTCTAGCTTCCATTGTTGATCTTATTTCTGATGAAAGGATAAAATTGAAGTCATAATTTGCGAAATTAAGCGTTTCTACACCAGCTTCGACTAATACCTCCTCTAGGAATGGTAATAAACTTTCTTTTGCTAATTGTATCTCGAGTTCTAAATTAAATGATTCATCAATAATATCTTTACTCTTTCCTATATCAAATGTTTCTAAAACTCTTTTTTGTTGCTCTCTGAAAAATTCTCTGATTAATTTTATAAACTTCTTTTCTTCTTTTTCAAATCTCTTATTATAAATATCCCAGTATATTCTTCTTTTCTTTTCGTCTTGTAGTGGATGTTTCATTTTATTCTTTTGGTAAATCTGGTTCAGATCCTAATTCAGTTAAACCGAAAGGAACTAATATAACATCGCCTTCTGACAATGGATCTAATCCTTGTAAATCTCTCATCTCGTTAATAGTCATATAATGATGAGTTCCACCACTTTCTATTTTACTATTTACAGCTTCGGTATCTTCAGGAGTTGGATCTGGACTAATCAATATTTCATTATCTTCTGTTAAGGTATTAAACTTAGCCACTAAATTCCTTATTAAAGGATAAACTGTGTTCTTAATGAACATTCTCTCAGTTTCTTCATAATTACCCTTCTGAACGCCATCTGTGAGCCCTAGTAAGGTCTTAGGAACTTTATAAAGAACAAATACATCATTTCTATTAATATTCTTAGTTTCTAAATAACTTAGTTCAGTTGGAGTTAATGCTAACTTTTCATATTTACTATCACCACCTAAGAATAAAGGATTACCTGATTTCTTTGCTTCAGCATATTGTTCATTATATTTTTCTTTTAATTCTTCTAGTTGTTGTTTAGTCAAAGTATCTATCTTAAATGTAAATATACCTTCAACCTTTCCACCATTCTTTAAAACTTTATTTTGATACTCGCATAATTGCTTTTCAGTATCAATACTATAAGCTCCCGGTCTTAATGGACTTAAACCTTGTAATGCACTTAAAGGATTAGGAGTTAAACTAAATATAATTTCTTCTGGTTTATATTCTTTCTTTGCTAAGTTTGGATCACTAGATTTAAAACCAGCTATTGCAGTATTATCATCATTCATCTGAATAGTAATATAATCTGGTTGCAATAAATAGAATGATTGAATATCTCCAGATATATTATCTTCACCTTTTCTAATAACATAAACAAAAACACTACCTGTTAAATCTTTATAAGTTTGGTAGCGTTCAAAAAATTCTTCTTTAGTTTGATATTCATTAGGTTTATTTAAAACATTAACTAGATTACTATTTTCAACTTCTTTTTTAGTTTTCTTATTAATCACTTTAAAATCTAAAAGTTCTGATGTCTTTTCTCCTCTAACCTTTACACAAGCGTAAACATACAAAGATGAAGCATAAACTCCTAATTGGCTAGTAGCAGTATTTAATATAGATTTCCAACCAGTAGCATTACTATATAAATCTTTAAATAAAACATTCATACTTCGTTTCTTAGTGAATGCTAACTTTATTCTATTTCCTATATTCATAATAATTTTTTAATAAAAAAGAGGACACCAAATAATATTGGCATCCTCGAGTTCCTCGCAGGATATAAGGTTTTTTAACTTATTGACGGGGGAGACTTGATATACTCCCCCTCCCCTAATCAATAAGCAAACAAAATGTATGAAAAGATATCCCACACAAAACTAACCCTATTCTAAGTTTAACATATATTTATAAAAAAGTAAAGCCCTATAATTTATCATTATTAAAACTATGGCTCTTCTCAGTTTTCTCTTTCACTGTGGAAACATTGCAGTTATTAATAGTCAGAGATACTTCGATTTTTCCAAATCGAGTATTCTTAATCATTTCTCTAATTTTATCAAACCACCATCTTTCATTTGTGTTTAAATTTGGCATTTATTTTTATTTTATTTTTTATAAAATTCTTTCATTTCTTTGATCAAAAAAGCATTTACTTCATCTAAAGTTTTAAAATAATTAATATTATTTACTACAAAACCATTATTTATTTTATATACATCAAAAGGTTGTCTATGAGTTGTTACACTTTCAAATGAAATTTTAAATCTAATTCTTTTCATAATGTTTATTTTATTAATTAAGCAAATCCTATAAATCCTTTTGGTTGATGTTTTGTAAACTCACCATATCTGATAGCGTCCATTAAATGATTAAACTTATCTACTGGTACATTTGTTGGTTCTTTCTCTCTGTTAAGAGCCCATTTATATTCTTGATTTTCATTCTTTAAATTTTCACTATCATCAGTATAAAAAACTTTTCTACTTATTAAATAATCTATACCAGCTCTTATACTATCTGCACCTTTAACACAAGGTTTAATATTATAATATCCATATCTCTTAATTTCTTCAATAGATTTAGGTTCAGCATTATCAGCATAAATAACTGCGTCTTTTGGTATTCCTAAAGCATCTAACTTTTTACAAATCATAGGATTAGTTAAGCCAGTTTCATATAAAAGTTCTCTAGTATATATTCTATCATTATGATCCTTCAATCCGACAAGTGCAGTTTCATCATTTGAAAATCCAAAGTCTAGTCCATAGTATTCATCATAAGGTAATTCTTCATATTTATTTGCAGGTATAGTTTTCCATTTTTTATATATTCTACCTCTCATTCCCTCACTGACTAAACCCTTTATCATATTATAATAATGTTCTGGATTCTTTGTTTTATAGCTCTCATATCTAGCAATAGTCTTTACATTCAAATTCTTAATGTTCTGCAAATATGTTCCGTGTATATAAATTGTATCTTTCTTTTCTGATTCTTTTAACTCAGCTTCATAATATCCATCTATGCCTGATGGTATTAGATTAAACCATCTTTTGATTATCCAATGATTTCTGAATGGAGGATTGAGTAATAATATAACTATGATATCTGATTTAGTAGTTCTCAATGAATCATCTAACTGCATAAAATCTTCTTCTGCTACCTCATCAGCTTCTTCTATGATTACAACATTATAACTAGCCAATGATTTCAATTTAGATTTCTGATCTCCACTAGACTTTCTGAAACCAATACCATTTATCTTATTACCATTGAACTCGAATGATAAACTGTTTTCTCTTATCTTAACTAAATCTTCTATTTTACTTTCTTCAATTCTATCTCTAATTTCTTGATATATTGAGTTTCTAATATCACCTAGAACAAATCTCATTATTGCACATCTAAAATAATTTGATGATAATAGTTTTAATAAAGCGAATTGACTAGCAGAATAAGAACGGCCTGAAGCTCTGCCACCCATACAAATAAAATATCTAGGACTTTTCGTGAATAGGGGTTTGTATATCTTGTTTGGTATTATCTTCATTGTTTTCGAAGTCTTTAAATAAAACTTGTATATTATTTAATATTAATTTACTGTCCTCTAATCCTTTAATCTCTTTTACATTTATAGGCTCTCCTAATTCAGTTTTGATTATCTCATAGGCTATTTTAATGTCTTTATTAGATGGAGGAACTTTTATTTTATAAGTATCACCAGTTATTAAACTAACCTTTTCAAATATCCTGTCCTCTAATAAATCCATTGCTCTCTTGATAGCCCTCAACTTAGCTTTCATTAAAATATCAGTCGAGTTCTTTATGTAGTGATTTATTAATTTCTTACGCAATTTGTTAATCCTTGTATCAAAATTGTAATAATCTCTGTAATATGTCAACTGTGGCCTTCCTTTAAATAAACACTCTTTATCTTTTGTAGTTTGTAAAATATTACAATTATTTCTTTCATAAACCATCACCAGTTTATCAATCTCGTGTTCTTTTAGCTCTCTATATGATAAATGAGTTGTAGCATTTTTATTCTTGAACATTTTTATTATCTATTACTTCTACTTCCTCAATATCCTTTTCATTAAACTTAAAGTCTACTATTGTATCATTATCACAGCCATTAATTATCATCTTTTGAAATGATGGTAATACATCTTCTGCTACCTTAACGAAATAAGTATTGTCTTTGTCCTTTTTAATTTCTACTATTATTTTTTTCATATTTTTTATGTTTATAACTTAAATATATCCATTGAAACCATACCTTGATCTGATTTTTAAAGTGATGGAAACTCATTTATTCTCTTTAGTATCTTTAGCTACATTATCCTTAGCATTTTTTAGAGCTTCTTCATCTTTTATCTTCTTTTCTTCGGCTTCTTTCTCAGCTTTAACCTGCTCGAGCATTGCAGTACAATCTACTGGAGTAGCAATAACTTGAAAAAAAGCAGGGTTTTTCTTCAAAGGTTCTGCTCCATATTTAAAACACATTCTGGTTTCTTCGATTAGTTTATTATAACCAGTAATAAATGCTTCTCTTCTTTCTGCTAAATCCTTTTTTTTATCTCTTTTAAATGCCTTACGTACTTTGTCAAACATAACTTTTTTGTTTTATTTATAATACTACTCTCCTCTACTACACCCCATACCCTTAAAATGCTCAGGATGGCTTAAAATAGCACTGGGGGAGAGTAGGGGAGTGCTACTTAACTTGATTAAATAAACTAGCTTTACTATCTAATAGCTTCTCATAAGGAATACCATCAACCTCTTTATGAACTACTGTGCCGTCTGGTCCAAAGAATCTAGTACCCCACCAGTGATGGAAGAATGCTCTTTCATTAAAGAAACTGTACTCCTCACCCATACAATCTTTATATTCATTTTTTTTCCATCTTAAAAATTCAGCTCTGCCACCTAAAGAAAGGGTTTTGAAATAAAAGTGTTGTCCTACATCAAACTTAACTCCATCAAATTCTCGAGCTTCAAAGCTCATCTTATTATCCATAAACCAATCTTTTCTAAAAAACATTACTGCAGGTCGCATAGGTTTTAAAGGGCATCCTTCGGCTCCCAATAATCTTATATCTTTATCTGTATAATATTCAACTAATTTTTCATCCCAATCCTGTAATAAGATATGTGCATCAATATCCATAGCTAAAATATATTCTCCTTGAGCTTCTTGTATTCCTAGATCCATTCCTTTTCCGTGTCCTAGATTCTTTTCAGGCTTTATAATTTTTATATTAGCACCTTCTTTTTCATAAAAGACATAATCTTCTTCTTTTAATTCTCCTGAATTATCTACTATAACTATTTCTATATTTGTCGGATGAGTTGATTTTAATAAAGATGTATTAATTAATAAATCAGCAAAGTCTTTACCCCACCAATTAACTGCTACGCAAGTTATAATATGTTTATTCATAAATTTTTTATTAATTTATCAAATTTAATATGACATTTCTTACATCTAATATCATAATCATTAACATTTCTTTTATATTTATGATCTTTATTTGACCATTCTAGTCTTGATCCTTCATCCTTATTGTTTCCACAATCAACACATACTCCATCTTTTGCTTTACCTTTCTCTCTTACTATCCATAAATGCTTAACAGAATATGTTGCTTTATCACCTTTCCAACTTGCATTTTTACTACCTTTTCTGCCTATTTTTCTTTTATGTTCCTCAGTTAATTTTCTTCCTTTATGTATTTTTGATATCTTATCTTTGACTTCTTGACTATGTTTATGTCCTTTCCTAAAAACATTACCAATGCCTTTATGTCCTTTTTTGAATGATGTTTTATTTTTGGACATATTTATACCTTTCTTAATTCAATTCCATATCCCCAAGAGTTACCTTCATCACCTCTATACCATTCTTCTACAAATTCAAATAATGGTACTGGGTATTGAGAATATCGCTTAGCGAAAGCTTCGCCAAATGGATCACCTTTAATAAAATATTTAAAACTTTCCTTTACCCAAAAACTTATATGAGTTGGATCTTGAACACTAGCTGGATGAGGAAATAAAGGAACTTCTATATCTAGTATTCCGCCCACCTTTAATAAATCGTGGAATAGAGCCATTACTTTAACTTTATTCTCTGGTTTTAAATGCTCGAGAATATGATGAGCTCTGATTTCATCTACCTTTCCAATATGATTATCTACAAAAAGAAATTCAATTTCATTTACTTTCTTTATAGAAAAATCACCCTCAATATCTACACAATAATCAGCCTTTACACTAGGATCTTTATCTAATGTAATATAGTCCTCGAAGTGAGCTCTGCCACTGCCAATATCAATCTTGATGAGTTTTGTATCTTCCATATAATTAAAATATTCCTCTAATTAAAAATCCTATAATAACTAATACTGCTTGAACTAGAATTATTTTAGCAATATAGTCTAACTTAGTAATTTCAAATCTTATTAATTGTTTTGAAAGGCTAATATAATTACTTAGTGTCATTGCCTTATGATCGAATCCGAAATGAACTAATGTAAAATTTCCTATTTCTTCACCTAAAGTAGAGCCTTTATCAACTAGAATAAATAGATCAGGATATTTCTTACGCATTATTTTACCAGCTTCAACACTAGCATCACCTCCTAAATGCCAAATTTCTTCCCATAGATCCTTTTCTTTTACCATTACTTCCTTGCCTTCTCGTATAACTTTATGCTGTCTGTCATTGAATCTAGCCTTAATAGTCTTTAGATTATCACTTATAAGCTCATCTAGTTTTTTCTTTTCGTTGTGGAGCTTCTCTAATTTCTTAAATTTATTCATATTTTTATTTATTTAATTAAATCTTTATTATCATAAATATTTCCTATTCTATTATAAGAAAATCCTGATTCCTTTGCCCATCCAATCGCAGTTCTATCAAAATCGCCAGTACAGGCATCTACAACAAATGCACCATCTTCAAATTTTACTTCTGTAATAAATCCTTCATCATTAGTAAAATCATCATCATCATTTCCATCTTCATCATAACCACTACCTGCTTCGTGTCCTCTTAATATATCTCCTTTATAAATATTAATTCCATTTATATCATCTTCACCAGTATATTGCCCAACTGTTTTTTTATCTATTATATGCACAGTTTTACCATCTTCATCAAAAATTTGTGGTGTTATTTTATCTCCATTTTTCACACCAATTAAGGCTTCTACATAATAACCATAAACCCATTCACCAGTTGAAATATGTTTAGCTCTAAACTTTATTTCTTTATTCATACACTTTTTTTGTTAATATATTAGGTAATTTAGTTAGATTAAATTGTTTAGTTAATGGATCTCTGAGAGCATCCTTATAATTTATATCATTAAAATCATATACAAAATTAATACTTGTAGAAAAACTCTCTTTTTTATTCTTTGGAGTATATCCGTAACCAGTCTGGAAGGTACATTTATTCATTTTATTACTTATAGTCTTGCATCTTTTAACAGGTAGTCTGAAAAACTTTAAAAATTTATATAATTTTTTGTTGATATTCTTTATATCAAATATTATTTCTCTATAAGAAAACTCTACTTTAATACTTTTCAATCCATTTTTAGCTATTTTCTGAATCTCACCATTATCTAAAAAAAATGATATATCAATATAATCTCTCTTTCTACTAAATAGATATGTAGAATAATCTTTAATATAAATCTGTTTTCCCTTAGAATTAAAAAATCTACAAATACATTTATCTAATATTATTTTCTTTTCTTTATATTTTTTCATACTCTATATCTTCTAACGGCATCACCATCTTTTTCATAGACAATACCGTTTGGATTAATAATCTTTTTGATTCCAATTTTATCAAATATCTTTATCATAAATTCGGTTCTTTTTCTAAACTTCTTATATTCTAAATCTGGTATTGGATGATGCTCAACTTCAACTTCTTCACAATAAGCAACATCCCATTTAGTTTCATTCTTTAATTGATAGAAGAATAAAGTATGTTCACCACTAATCTTTATTTCCTCATCCCATAGTAATTCTTTAAACATATCTGTTCTGAATAAACCAAAATTAAATACTATATCAGTATATAAAAAACCTTCTTCATTAACTTCTTTTTCTTCCTTTAAATGATGTAAGGTTTTACCTTTCTTTATTAAACTACCTTCATAATGAGATTTACTAACTCCATCATCTAATAAACTACCTCCTACTACTCCAATATCTTTATTGTTATCTAGTATATCAACGAACTTAAATATATCTGTCTTTTCAGTAAAAATGAAATCATCATCTAATAAAAGCTTATAAACATTAGGAGTATTCTGAACTAAGAAATTTCTACCAGCACTAAGTCCTACATCATAGCCTAGATTAAAAGCCTTTGGTTTCTTTTGCATCCCTGCTTCGAATAGTCTTTCCCATAATGCTTTATAAAATTTAGAATCAAATTTCCTATCATCATCTCCTATATAAACATTAGCATCTGGATAATATTTAGCTATTGAGAATAATAATTTTTCTAAACTTTCTTTTCTTTTAAAGGTTTTTATAAGAAAATCTACTTTATTTATTTTTTCTCTACCATAATAATCTTTTCTCCCATTCATATCTACACAATAAGCTAAATTATATTTTTCAAAAAATCTCTTTTTATCAATTCTTCTACTCCTAAATTGTCGATATTCCTCTTTATTATTTATAATAACATCTTTGGGCTTATGAATAACAATAGGTTCTGGACTAAAAACCACTTTATTACCTGCATTTACAAAGTCTATAAAGAAAGATGAGTGTTCAAATGCTACTTTAATTTCTTCATCCCATAATACCTTTTTAACTTTTTCTGTCCGAGCTACAAAGAAATTAAATGTTAGATCACACTCTTTATATTCTAATAAAGTTTTTTTACAAATTTTTAATCCTTTTCTAATATCTAATGCTTTATATATTAGATGTCCTTTATTTTGTTCTATAAAACCTTGATAATTCTTTACTTCTCCACCCTCGGATATTCTTCCACCAATTAAATCTATGTCAGGATTATTGTCTAAGAAATCAATCATATCGTCAACTCTAGCACTATGATTATATTCAAAGTCATCATCTCCAATCATTACATATTTTGTCTTAACCTCTTTAACTAATCTATTTCTAGCATAACAAACGCCACTATCATAAGGCATTTGAATATATTTACCATTATGTTGATTGATCAATTCTTCAACTTTTTTATTATAATTTCCATTCTCTCCAACTAAGAAATTAATATCTGGATAAGTTGCTTTTAAGCTTTCAATACACCTATATAAATAAGGCTCTCTTAAAAAGTTAATTATAATGGCTGTACAATTTTTAGTCATAATCTTTCCTTTAGTTGAGTAGTAGAAATTCCTTTAGTTCTTTTTAAATAAATTACTTTACAAGGAAGATAATCAAATTTACCTTTCCAGTCATCACCCATTAAAAATAAATCTATCTTATATTTTTTAATATCATTTTCCTTTTGTTTCCAGTATTTCTCTGGAAAAACTTTATAAACATATTTACAGGATTCTAGTATTGCCTTTCTGTTCTCGTAATCCATTAAAGACTTCTTATCCTTAATATAATTAAACCTGTCAGTTGATAAACCTACATATATCTTACCTAATTTACTAGCTCTTTTTAATAACCTGATATGTCCTTTATGAAACATATCAAAAGTTCCATATGTCAATATATTCATCTAATATAAAAAGTTAATGTTTACCACCTTATTCATTTCAGGATTATAGCAACCACCAGCATTAGCATAATCTTTTCTATGTATTGGAGTTTTCCAATCACCATATTTGAATTTTAGATAATCTTCTACTAGGAATGGTATATTCAAATCCATACCATAGAATTTTATTATATTTATTTCCCCTGAATAATATTTAAAAGGAACTACCATTGGAATACATAAAAATAAATTACCGTTTTCATCCTTTTCATAAATACCACAACCATCAACATCTCTAACTCTTTTATATAAAAAGCTTACATATTGATCATTAAATCTTCTATGAAAAAATATATCTATTTTACTACCACCTCGTTTAAATGCTAACTGATATTTCCATTGATGATACAAAGAAAAGCCAAGCTTTTCAGCTTCGCTTATAATTCTATCTATTTTTTCTTCTATTGAATAATATATACAACCTAAATCGATATCATCTTCATCGCCCTCTGGAAAATCATTATCTCGATATGCTCCAAGTAAAGTACCACCATCTAAAAAGAAATTAATATTAAGATTATCAAAAATCTTCTTTATGTCTTCTAGGTTTTGAATTGCATTTTGTTTTATTTTCTCCATTTTGTTTTTGTTAAATCTTACTATAAGTGTACACTATTTATTAATAAAAGTCAATAGTATCTTTTATGAATTAATAAAAATTCTTTATCTTTTTCATTCGGCTCATAGCCAATACTATCTAAATATTCTTTTGTTTTCCTAAGATATTTTCTAGTAGCTTCTTCTGAATGTAAAGCTGGTAAATCTTGAGAGCTTCGCCCCTCTGGTTGATGATTCCTAAAATTATTCAATGGACAAGCATTATAAGGACTATTAGATATTCTTTTCATTATATGATGTAAACAATCAGCATCATTTATATCATCCTCCCAATCGTCAGCCCAACCACCTTGATCAAATAATTCCCTTGTTTCTGGAGTAAAATCATTTATTCTACTCATATTATTTTCTTATTCTCTATATATTTGCCACAATGATTACATAGTAAAAATGGTGTTTCTTTTTTACAATGTGGACATTTCATAGCTCTATCTCTCTTTTTCTTTTTTTCCATAATTTTATTTTAAGTGTATAAATTATATTTAATTTCAGATTCTTTCCTAGCTGTTATAGCATCTTTTTTATATTTAAATCTTCCTAAATGTATTATCTTGTTATTTATTTTTATTTGTGAAAACCATATATTATCTCTCTTATCTAAATATATTCCTTTATGTCCAGATGTATTATTACTTTGTAGTCCTTTATTATGTCCATTTACTGAACGACTTACATCTCTTAGATTACAAATTCTATTATCAGTTTTCTTTCTGTTGATATGGTCTATCATTTGTTTAGGAAAATGTCCATAAACATATAACCAAGCTAGTCTATGAGCTTTATATATTTTTCCATTAATTCCGATATATGCGTAACCATTTAATTTACTTATAGTTCCAGCAATTTCTTTGTTTTTTATACACTTTGATAATTCTTTTTTCCATTTAAAAATACCAGTGTTTTTATTATACTTTAATATGCTTTTTAAATATTTTTGTGTTAATATATGTTTCATAAATATAGGTCAGATGGATTCGGAAATATAAATTTAGAGCTTAAATGCTCCCAAACCCATACTTTTATTTTCTCTAAATATTCCCCAAACTCTTTAGTATTTAATCCTGTTGTGCTTTGTATTTTTTTGATTAAACCTCTTCTAGTTGTTAAAAACATTTCTCTGAAAGCAAAGTGAAAATCATCTGCTGTATATTTAATCTCTCCTCCTTGATTATTAGCTTCCTTTGCAATTAGATCCAAAGTGGCCCAATATAAATTATTCTGACTATTACTTCTAAGCTTTCTTTTAATACTAACTTCAATTTTAATATACCTATCTTTTAAAGTTTTAATATATTCTTTAATATCAGAAAACAAATCATCACTAGCTAATCCTTCTTCGTTTGTTTTAGAATAAAAGTTTTTCATATTATTTGTTATAAGGGGTTAATAAGTTTTTCTTTCCCAACTTAATATTCCTTTTTTCTTTTCAAATATAAGGAAATAATATCTACCAAACCATCTTTTATCTGCTACAACTCTGATGTGTTGAAGTTCAAAACCTTTTTCTTTCATTTTTTCTAATCTCAAAGATGTAAATTGATTAAAAAACTTTATACTCCCTAAAAATGCAATTCCTTTATCTGCAATATCTATTGCTTTTTCTGTAAACTTCCAACCAATATCAAAAGGTGGATTTCCTATTACCCAATCAACTTTTTTATCCCATTTAAGAAAATCACAACCATCTTCTAATTCACATTCTAATTCTAAACAATGTTTAGGAATATTTTTATACCATACTTTATTCTTTCCACTACCAGCATCTAAAACTACATCTTTTTCTTCAAATGGCACTAACTTAATTAAGTCTTTAACCATTTGTTCATTAGTATAATGGAATGTTATGTCTTTTACTTTCTTCTCCATAATCTTATTTTAATAATTAGATGTTATAGGGGGTTAGTTACAAATATTTTTTCTTTTAGTTTACTCATACTTATTTAGGTTAATTGGTTAAATTTGCATAGTTTTGAGATATTTTGCATAGTTTTGGTTAAATTGCGCTTGATAACATTCCTTTCCCTAAATTTAATCTTATATATTCTATGAACCTCTTTTTCTATTTCTATAGCAATATTTAAAAGCTCTAAAGAATCAATTTTATCCCTTCTAATTTTTTCTTTAATAATTCTCTGTATTATTTCTGCTATTGTTTCGTCTCCCATATATTTTTATTTATTTTTAATATTTATAGTGGCTGGGGTTATACCTATCTGAACACTTGGTTCATATCCATTTAACTAAGCCTTTACAGTAGTCTTTTAATCCTCTGCTAACATCTTAGCACCACCTTATTTAATTAACTAGGTTGTGGGGGCAAGGATTTGCACATTGTTAACGCGTGTTATCTAAATATATTTATCTAGTAATATATCCACCCCACAACTTAATTAACTAAATCTTTAAAGCTAGAGTTATTTATTTTATCTATGGTTTCTTGGCGTTTTTGGTTATAGCCACAATTAGCACATTTGCGATTATCACAATAACAACTTTTCTTACTTTCACCAACAATATCTTTAAGCAGTTTAGCAAACTTAGTGTTGTGGTGTTCTTCAATTTCATCTAACTTACCTCTAACTTTTCCTTTAGACATCCAACCTTCTAAAGCTCCTACTTCACATATATCTCTTATAAAATTATCTTTCAATTCTTTTATATCACTCATATATTTTTTATTGGTTATTGCGATTTGTTAATATTATCAATGTTGCTATTAAACTTAATAAAGCATTTGTATAATCATACTGAAAAGAGAAATAACAAATTAAGCCTATCAATGGAAATAAAATTAGTTTCATATATTTTATATAGTTTTTATTATTTACCTCCATTCTAACCGGAATCCACCTACCACTCTTTGACAAGCATTTTCAGCTTCATCCGGTTAAAATAGAAAATTAAAATTTGACCTCATCAATATTAATCTCTTCCTCATCTTGAGGAGTGGAGTATTGAGTTTGATCTTGATTATTATTATTATTTTTACTATCTAACATAATCATATTATCAGCTACAATCTCAGTTCGGTACTTTTTAACTCCGTTTTGATCTTCCCAAGATCTAGTTTGTAATCTACCTTCTAAATATATTTTACTTCCTTTATTACAATACTGAACTATGATCTCTGCTAATTTACTCCAAGATACTATGTTATGAAACTCTGTTTTTTCTTTCTTTTCGCCATTTCCATCCTTCCATACTAGATTAGTAGCTAGTGAGAATGATACGACTGTTTTACCTGCTGGAGTTGTTCTTGATTCTGGATCGGCAGTCATTCTTCCGATTATTGTTGCTTTGTTTAAATCCATTTTGTTTATTTCCTTTCTGTTAATTGTTTAACTCGCACATTTAATAATCCTAATTTAATATTTCCTAATGCTTTAAATGATGTAGAACTTAAGTCTATAATTCTATCTGGATGTATTTCTTTATTCGGTCCGTGATCAGTTACCAAGCATTTAACCATAAATCCATTATCTAAATTAGTAACTTCAACATAGCTATACCTTTCAAAATCTCTAGTGGCACATACGAAATGTCCTATTGAACTCCAATCGTATTCTTCTAAATAATAATCGTAAAAACTGGCAACTCCCTCTAATACCTTACCAGAATACACAGGGGCTTGAATTTGGGTTTTATATTCAATTTGTGGTACATTGTTAGTTTCTTCAAAGAAATGTCCTAGATTGTAAATTATTGCTCCTAGTATCAAACTGATTATTACTAAGATTGTCAATGAATACTTACTTGTCTTTTTGTTTTCTAACATACTTTTTATTTTTATTTATATTCTTTTATCTTTAACTTTTTATATAAATGAGCCATTGATTCACTAAGTGCAACTGTTCCACCAAATCTTTTATCCTTATAAAATGTTTTAGCTTGTTTTAATAAAAATGTTGCATCACCTTTATTTTGTTCTTTACTATCAATTTTATATAGAGTTGCCCAATCATCACCTACACCGAATAAAGCTACACAAGAATTATATGTCCATCTATCTAGTTCCATTCCCATTATTTCAATTCCCTGTTCAATTTTACACATATCATCGAATAATCCCATATATTTAATTATTTTTATTAAACTCTTCTATATAATCTGGCTCTCTCATTTCGGGATTATAACCTAAAGCATATCTCCACTTTTCTTCTTCCCAACCTCTCTTTTTAGCTACTACTGGATCTGTTGGTAGATATTTAGGATTCTTATTTTTATGAGATTGAAATTTAGCTCTATGCCTTTTAATGTTATCCTCTCGAGGTAGTTCATAAAGGCTATCAAGTTTTATATATTCAACTCCGAATTTGTTAGGCTTTATAAGTTCTGGGTAATATTCTTTCCAAATTAATTGAGTTAATAATATATCACTATTTCTACTCTTTGGTTCAGTATCTAAAATATGTTCTACTTGATCCTTTAATTTCTTTATATTAGACATCCTGTTTTGCCCTTTCTACTCCAAGCTGATCTAACATACTTATTAAATCTTTAATCTTGCCTGTTATCATTAATAAATGTAATCTTCTTTTTTCATCGACAGTTATATTTTCAAAGGCTTTCCATAGCATATCTCTATTATTCCAATCAAACATTTCTAGTCCTTCTTGTTTTTTAAGAGTGTCCATTAAAAAGGTTATTTGTCCTATTCCTAATTCTGGCATATATTTATTTGCTTAATTCATCAGCTTTTTTAATTTCTTCTGCATCATCAACTAAAACATTTAATTTACTAATAATATTCTTAAAGTTTTTAGGTAATAATTCTTCTTTAGTTTTATCTATAACAAATTGTGCATACTCATTATTCTTAATTTCTGGTTTTAGTTTCTTAACTAATCTAATTATAATTTCTTTATCTGTTTTTTCCTTAGGTGGAGTTGGAGTTGGTTTTTTAGGTAATGGTTTTTTAGAATTATCTTGACTATCAGAATCCTTTGTATCATCAATTAGAAATAATCCATTAAGAGCATATTTTCTAGCATAACTTGAAGCTGACCCAGTAATTTGACTGGCATCCATTCCTTTTCTATCTAAAGTTTCTCGAGCATATCCTTCTGCAAAAATCTTTTCTTCTCCAAGTCTTATTGTAGCAATAGCCTTAACATAATATCTATCTCCAATATTTACTAACTTATCACTAAGAGTTAATATTGCTTTTCCTAATAATGGCTTAACTGCTTCTAAAATATCCTCGCAACTTCTGTAATTATAATTTCCGAAATTGTTTTTTTGATTCTTTGGAGCTTTTAACTCCTTTTGGATTTTGTTTAAAATTTCCATTTTGTTTGTTTGATTATTTATTTAGTATTTTTAAATATTTGTAATAGATCCTCATCAACTTGATATCTTTCTTTTAGGAATAAATATAAGTCGTGTAGTTCATAAATATTTGGTATTGCTTTTCCGTTCTGCCATTTATAAATTGTTTGCCAAGACTTTCCTAGATTATCAGCTATTGCACTCTCGATCATTATTTTACCTAGTCCAGTTCTCTTTGCTATTCTTTCAATTAAATCTTTAAATGTAAATTTAGTTTTCATATGTTTTTTTATTTGTTATTAACTTAAGTATATCATATCAAGATATCTTGTCAAGATAGTTATCCACAGTTAGATTAATCTCTTAACTATTTCTTTTATTACATTTACAGTTACAGCATTACCACACATTACTTCCAGTAATATTTACCTTTTTTAAAACCAAGTTTACCTTGCCTAAATAATTCTCTTGCTACTTCCTCTAAACTATAATGCAAGGTTTGATGTTCTTGATGGTTTTTACAAAGATATAAATTGCTCGGTTTGTTATTCTGTCTATCAAAATCAATGTGGTGAATTGGCTCTCCTTTTTTTATAAATCTTTTATATTTCTTTTCTGCTACTAAAATATGTTCATACACCCTCCTCGTATTCATTGCTCTTGGGTGTTCAGGACAATAAACAGTCCAATAACCAGACTTCAAACCTCTACCCCCTTTCCAACCAGAATGATTTTTACCTTTTCCGTCTGACATTTTTAATCCATTTCTTTTTAAAACTCTGGTTACAGAAGTTGTGTGTAGCCCGATTTGTTTAGCTATTTCTGTTGCTGATGAACCATCTTTAAACATAGTGATCATCCATTCTTGTATCTCTTTTGGGTGTTCTTTTGACATAATGTTATACTAGTTACTTATTATAGGTATATTGTATCACACTATCAATCTTTTTACAATAGCTTTAATTACTGGTACACTGACGGCATTTCCCGCCATTTTATATCTTTGAGTGTCAGAGATTGGTACAATTTCTTTTGCGACTTTTTTTCCGTAAGAAATAACATCTGCCATTCCATACTCAGTCCAATCATCAGGAAAACCTTGTAATCTTTCACATTCTCTTGGAGTTAATCTTCTTATTTTAGAATTATGTAATGTGTGCATATCTCCTCCAGCAGTTAAAGTTTGGCTTCTTTGTTTTCCAACTCTACCCCTACCTGTTTTACTTCCAATATGAGCCAATCTAATACTATCTCCCTCTTTAGCTATTTCATATCCACACTTAGTAGCTGATGGTATTTTAACAATAACTTTTGGCATATTACCAGAACCACCTCCAGCTTTAACAGTTCTAGTAATTCCTTTTTTGTCATAGATATTTTGTTCACAATGCCAACCATATTTTGTTTTACCTTTAAGAGGATTTATTACTTCTTTAGTTTTTATATAATTTCCTCTTCTATTGTGTCCACTAGCACTTCTTCCTGTGAGTGTATTCGCGATCCCTTGCTTGTCTGTTTTGTTAATAGATTCTTCATTGCTTTCTCCGATAGGAAATACTTTGGGTCGACTTGTTCCTCTAAGATGTCCGATAATGAACACTCTTTCCCTATTCTGTGGCACTCCGAAGTTTTTGCTGTTAAGCACTTGCCATTGACAGTCATACCCCAACTCATCAAGGGTTGAGATGATAGTCGCAAAGGTATTGCCCTCATTATGCGACAACAATCCTTTAACATTCTCAAGGAGTAAAAGACGAGGTTTTTTAACCCTTGCGATTTCAGCGATATTAAAAAATAAAGTCCCTCTTGTGTCTTTAAATCCTCCCCGCTTTCCAGCAATGCTGAAACTTTGGCAAGGGAATCCGCCAACGATAAGGTCGAAGTCTGGTAGTTCTTGAACATTGATCTTTGTAATATCTCCATAATTTTTATGATTAAATTGTTTTTTATAAACTTGAATAGCATATTTGTCTATCTCAGAGAAACCAATACACTTAGCTTTATTTCCTATTCCTAATTCAAATCCTCCAATTCCACTGAATAATGATAAATATTTTAATTTCATAGTTGTAACATTATAGGTTGACTTTTAGTCTTAATTATTATATAGCTATTGGTTTTATAAAACAAAAACTATTTTGTGCTACAGTATTATACCATTTTTGGAGCATTGGTTTTTTTATTTAATTATTTGTAATTTCTTCAAAAGATTTAAAACCATCAGCCATATGAACTCCAACTTTTCGTTCTACTTCTTTTGGTTCTTCTTTCACAAAACTTTGGTTATTTTTATGATTATATTTTTCTTCTTGTATTTTCCATCTTTGAAGTCTTAAATTTATATCCCAAGTTTTTTGAAGTTGCCATTTTTCTTTTCCTTTAGAATTAGTTTCAGTCCAATACAATTCAAAATCTTTTAACATATTAGGAGAATATTTATTTATGTATTTTTCTAATTGTTTTTTTAGTGTATTCTCTCTATCTTTACTTAACTTAACTTTACTTAACTTAACTTGGGTTGCCGAATGGTTGCCGAATGGTATGACATTTCCTGTATTACTTTTATCTAAGCTATATTTATTGGTTGGTTTTTTAATTGATAATAATTTCTTCTCTTTTACCCATTGAGTTTCAATATATCTATCTTTTCGGATTAGATTATGAATTAACCAATGCTTAATTACACACACGCCACTCTCAAAAATAAGTATAAATCTTTTAGCAATTAGAACTTTATAATCATCTTCCTGTGATCCAATCATTCGCATAATCTTTTTAGGATTTGATACAAATCCATCATCATCTGCTCTCATAACTAAATGAAAATATAATAATTGAGAGCCAGTTCCCATATCTAGAAAAGCATCTGTATCTACTATTTTATTTGATAACATTCTTCTATTTCCCATATATTTATTTAAAATACTTAATTAAAAAAGGCTGTCTTTCCGTCTGGACAGGGAGCTTATCACAACACCCATTTAAACAAAAAAGACAGCCTATTTGAATCAAGATATGTTTAGCTGAATTAAATTGTGATAAGATTTTGTCCATATAAATTTTATTTATCCACAGGCTTTTAAAACCTATTAAAATTATATATTAATTTTTAAAGCCTGTCAAGTAGTTTTTCCATATCTTTTATCTATCAACAAAAAAGAGAGGAACTAATCCTCTCCCAAAACATATTTATTTAAAAGTAATTTATATTTTACTCTTTTTTTTATAAACTATTTTGTATGTTAATTCCGGAAAATTCCCCCAGCTCTGCCAGAAATTATTTTTTAATTTTACAAAATCCTCTAACTATTATTACTATAATTATTATTCCTAAATATAATAGTAATTTAGTTTGTGATTCCATATTTCTTTTGATACTCTGGTTTAGTCATATTCAACCATTTATCTCCAACCTTACCTCTAAACACTGATTCAAAATCCCAGTAGCCATAAGCTAATGCTGATATTTCTCTATTACTAGGAAGCCTATTTATTTGACCGAATAACCAAGCATTAAAAGCAAAAGCTCTTTCTCTCATAAAGCTAGTCCAAGTTCTTATTTCTCCATATCTATTATCAACTGCTAGTTTTGGTGGTAAATCTAAAGAGGTATAAGCACTCATCATTATCTTTGGAAGCAATGAATAAGGAATATAGAAGAAGCCACCATCTCCATAGTGTTTACTATAACTGTTCTTTACTTTAAATTGTTCCTTGTAGTCATCAAAATCTACTAATTCAGTTAAATGTCCGCCGACAAATCTTCCAGCTTGTGATTTATCTGGAAGCACACCTGCTTTACCTATATATCTATTATTAAATTTTAAATACCATTTTAAAGATAATACAATAGTTCTACTTTCACTCTTACCTTCGTGTAGCTCTCTTCTTAGAGTATCTACTATTGTATTATTTGCATCTGGATTAATTCTCCAATAACTTCCTGATTTATGTTCTTTGGCACTGTCTAGCATTTCTTGAGTTATAACATCAGGATTAACATACTCAAGCCAAGACATACTGGATGATGGCTCTGGCAAAAGACTTTCAACACACATTCCTATCTTGTGATAGGCTTTCATTATTAAACTTGCATATCCCCATTCTTTTTTATTACCTTCTAACAATTTAGATTGAACCATTCCAAATCTAGCTGATCCTTTAATCTTTTCTTGTCTCTCTTTATGATGAGTTCCACCTTGAGATGAACAGCTACCTCTTTGATACTGATTCTTTACTGGCATATCATCTACAAAATCAAAATGTTTTTTAGGAACTACTAAAGGTTTTCTTATTCCAGAAACTCTAAAAATATTCCTATCTTTAGGATCTTTCTTTGTTCTACATATAAATTGTTCTTCTTCATTGTAGATACTTAATGTTTTTTCTTTCATATATTAAGTTATTACTTAGTATCTATTTAAAATGAGACAGATACTAACTTTATAAATTTAGGTTTAGGGTGGACTTATGACTGATGCCACCCCTTTGTTTTACTTTGCTATGGTAATTTTGCCACAACGTAAGCACTGTTTTACTTCTTTATCAGATATTAATTCAAATCCTGTGTCGTGTAATACATCATCTTGGCATATTTCACAATGATCTTTTTTAATACTGGTAAAGTGGTAATTAAAATCTTTCATTTCTCCTCCTTAATTATGAAACCTGCTTGATGATGGTTGCCTGTTACTTCTTTATAAGCCATAGAAAGTTCCATTAGCTTACTTTCCAATACTGCTATTTCAGCCAATAAGGATGAAATAGTAGCAAATCTTTCATCTTCCCTGATTTTCAGATATTCACTAAATTTCACAATAACCTCCTATTTATATAAATTTTTATCCTTTCCAAATATTTTATAATCTTCTTTACATTCAATATATAATTTGTAGTGAGGGCTCACTCTATTACAACCTTCATTTAGAGTACCAACTATTTCACAGCCCTTATCACCACCGATACAAAAAGCATATTCAAGGCCATCCTCTAATTTCTTTATCTTCGCAAATACAAATAAACAAAGATACAAAGAAATTATAAGACTTATTATGCCTATAATTATCATTCTAATTATCTGAATTTTTGTAGGCATATTCTTTTAAATTTGTTATTGCTTTATTTAAGCTAACAGGACTTTTCTTTATATCTAAAAATATTGTTTCTAAACTTCCAACTCTACCAGAAAGATTACCTATCTCTTTAACTAATTCATTATTTTTTTCATAGATCATATCTTTAATCTTATCAATCCTAGAAGATACAGCCCAAGAAGCTCCTCCTACTGCTAATAATACGGTTATGAAAATTGCTACTAAAGTTAATGTATATTGATCTCTTTTCATTTAATTAGTCCTCCTTACTTTATTTCAGTTAAATATTTCCTAATAGCATTAACTAGAACACTATTTATAGCAACTACAATCCCTGTATAAGCTCCAAAATCAACACTAGGTATTGTTTCTTGCAAATAAGTAGCTAAAGCACCTCCTAGAGCAATTAATAAGCCTAAGCCTAATTTCTTCCAATCAATACTGTTCAATGTAAATCTTTTTGATTCCATATGTTTATTTAATTAATTAATTAATGAGTTTAATAAATTACCATTGACATTTGTGATAGTATGATTACCTTCTAATCTTAATTGGATTTCTCCAATCACTTCTTTTTGTTGATTTAGATCTAGTTCTACTAATTCTATTTCATCATCAACTATTGCATCATAGACATCACTTTCAGCTCCGGCTTGTTCTACTTTTCCAATAGGATTATTATTTTTGCTGATTATATCAGCACCAAAAGATAGTATTAATACAATACCAATTATTATTAATACTTTTTTTGTTTTTAACTTTTGTCTTTTTTTATTCATATTATTGATATTTATGTTTTGATTTATCATAAAGCAATTCTATTTCAGCAGTTGTTAATACTCTATTCCATATTTTAATATCAGCTAAATCTCCATCAAAATAGCCAGTAGATACTCTACCTATGTCCATATCATTAACAGTAAAATTAGTATTGGTAGTAATAACTATATGATTCCAATTACTATCTATTACGCTAGTTTCAACTGAATTTATATAAAAAGTAGGATCTATAAATCCGAAGGCACTTATTGCTGGACCAGATTTAGTTTCTATATAATGAGTTCCACCATCAAGGTCAATCATTTTTTGAATAGTTCCATTTTTTTCCCAAAAACTAATTGTTTTTAATTCTCTATTTGTATTTCCAATATCTATATAATCATCAGTTCCATCAAAAGTAGTAGAGGCTGTTCCTATAGTAGCACCATCAACCATACCATCATTTCCATAAGGAGTTTTATCTAAAGTAGTTCCATCTATTTCTTTAACTGTAATATCAGTAAATTTTAAATCAGTAGTACCACTTCTATAAAATTGAACTTGGATACCTGTTGCTGTAAAATTATAAGTATGGATACCTGTTGCTGTAATCGTATCAACCATCCCTAATCCACCAGTAACAAGAACATTTAACCCTCCGCTAGTAATTTCAGTTACATTTATTTTTAATTGATAACTTTTACCGATTATAAAAGGATTTTGTAATATTCCAATTAAACCTCCGTTACTAACTAAATGAGCAATATCGTTTGTTCCATCTCTATCAACATAATTACTAACATCTTCTCCGAATACTGTCCAATCATCAGGATCATCTCCTGTCCAATCACTAAAATCTCCATTAGCAATTAAATCGCTACCTGCTTTTGTATAAGGACTATAAAGTGGCATATCGAATACTAATCCTTTAACTAAAGAACCAGTCGAATATTTATTAGTAGTTTCTACTAATTTTATATTTGTTATGTCAACATAGTTACCATTTGTATAATTAATAAAATATAAAGCTCCTGCACCAGTAGCAACTTGTTCATAGCTATAAAACTTCCAAGAAGTTGTTAAAACTTGAGTAGCTGGAACGCCTGCCCCTAATTGAACTCTAAATACTGTAGCTACATTATCTGTTTTAGCCCAATAAGATAATCTAAATGTCTTACCAACATCAAATTCAGAAATAGCTTGAGAAAGATAAACAGTTGAGCCGCTATGAGTTATTCTGGCAAAATTGTCAAAATTAGCATCAGATTGATGAGTAATTCCTGCTTCTGACCAATCATCAAAATCATCTCCAGTATGTTCAGATAAATCTCCATTAGTGATTAAATCGCTAGCATCTATTTGGAGTTTATTAGTAATATCTACTATTGAAATATTATCAATAGCAAAAGCAGAACCAGAATCTACACTTGCATAAATTCTTACTTTCGTTGCATTATTTTCAGCAGTTAATTCAGCTGAGTATCTTCCTAATGGATATAGCTGATAAGTTCCACTACGAAATAATGGTTGATTTCCTTCTTTAGCAAAAGCTATATATGCAGAACCAGCAGATAAATCTAAGATATCAAAACTAACTCTATATTTTCTACCACTAACTATTGTAATTGAAGCTGATGTATCTAAGGCATTATTACCAGTAGTATCATCAAAAGTAGCTTTTCCACTTGCTATAGTCCAAGAAGCACCTTCTGTCCATCCGATTGCTCCATTACTAAAATCACCATTTGTAATTAAATTTTGTGAATCAACTATAGCACTTCCTAAAGGTTCTTCTGGTAAGTTTTGCCAACTATTCCTAATACCTAGACCTAAAAATACTAGCATTATAATACTACCTATAATTCCAGTTGTTTTAGGATGTTCTAATATTTTGTCTAATATTTTCATATTTTAAAGTTATTTATTATTCTCCCCAAAAGGTTACTGTTAATTTACCCACATCAATAGTTGTATTTATAGTATCTGATTTAGCATATACATTCATATAATCATTAGTTGATAATTGAACTATACCAGTAATACTAATATTCGAAACCTTTGAACTAGCTAAAAAAGTATGAGGAGTTACAGCACCAGTTACTAAAGCACCATTTAGATATAAAGCATAAGTAGTTTCACAAGCTTTATCTACTGCTAAATCACTTACTCCATTTAATAAAAACTCTCCACCTTCTCCTATGTAAGTTAAAGTTCCATCAGAAGCTAATGTAAAATCGTTATTTAATCCATCTGAAAAATCGCCATTAATCTGATAATAAGTATCTATACTTGCTAATAATGTAGTTGAAGCAGTTGATAAATTAATTACTCCTCTTTCATTATCTCTAATAATGTCTTCAGTTACTTCTAAATCTCCATCTACCTTAAAATTTTGATTATAAGAAGTTCGATAAGCATTAGCACTAAAATAAGATATTGCTATTGCGATTATTACTGCGAATATAAATAATATTTTTTTCATATAATTATTTTATTATTTAATTCTCCAATTTGTACCATTAAATATATATTCAATAGAATTATAATCACCTGATATTGTATCGAAAGCATTACCATTAATTGTTTTTCCATCACTAGCATCAACTCTAATATAGTTTCCAGAAGCATTACCATCATCATCAATAATTGTAATAGCTGTTCCTGTGGCTGTTCCAACTGTTAAAGCTGGTAGAGTGGTAGTAGAAATGCCTGTATTTGAATATTGATTAAAGATTGTATAATCTGATTCAGTGGCTGTATGAGTAGCACCAGTTTGGAAATATGATTTATATTTCTTACCGCCTTGCTCTTCTACATAACCATTTGAACCATCATAAGTAAATCTAGCTATTTCATTTGCTCCAGCTATTAAACTTACAGAGTCCGATGCTCCAAAACCTACACCAGTGTTTGTATCACCTGAATAAGTCAAAGTTGGGTTTGTAAAACTACCTGTAGCTTTTTTTATTTGACCACCTGCACTACCAGTAGAAGAAAAAACATTAGATGTCATATCCCAATAACTAGAACCAACAGTGAACCTAATACTATCAGATGAATTTCTATAAAATCCTAAATTAGTATCATTTGCAAAGTGTACTGTTTGAGTTCCTGCTGATACTCCACCATCACTTAAGATTATTGGAGTATTAGAAAAATCAAGTTTTTGATTCTGAATACCACCAATCCCATCAGCTTCGGCATAAACTTTTAAGATAGTATTTGAATCTACTGCCATACTATATGATTGTTCTACTCCTGCACTAGGAGTTGCACTAACAGGTAAATTAACTAGAGTAACTACTCCAGAATCTTCTACTAATTCTATTGGACCAACATTTAAAGTAGCTCCAACATCTATTTCATCATCAGTATTTACTTTAAACATACTTACATAATCAGTTCCTGCATTATTATAACCTCTAAACCAAGCATCATTAGCTATTGAAATTGTTGAACTAGAACTTAATCCTCCTTGAACTAATAAGACACCTTGTAAATCAGTAGATCCTTTAACAGTTAAAGTACCTTCAGTTGTAATATTTCCAGTAGCTACGCTAGTAGTAGCAAATCCACCAACATCTATATCAGTTCCAATAGGAACATTAAATTTTATTTCACTATTAGTAGTATCTACTTGAAACATATCGAGATCTATGTCATTACCGACTAGGAATGCAGAAGTAGAAGTTGTTTGAACGTGTAAAAACCCATCTACCACTGTATCAATAACAACACTACCAACGTGTAATAGGTCAGCCCAAATTTCAGTTATTTTGTTAGTTATATCTCCTAATGTCCAAGTATCTTTTTTAAGATAAATAGCATCATCAGTTTTTCTCCAAAAATTTGGTTCACTAGATTGTGCTTTTGTAGAGTTAAAAGGCATTAATAGAATACCCAATATCCCTATAATAGCTAATATTTTTTTCATATTATTTTAATTAATTATTAACTTTTAAATTGTTTATTACCTGTCAAATATACTGTTGATGTTTTACCAGCAGTAGGGCATTTTAAATGTAGGAAAATACTTTTAGGCATTTTAATATATTCACCAGAACCACCTAATAATATTTTACTATCTGCATCTACTACTCCATCGAAGGAGAAAGCAACATCTGCACCATTACCAGTTGCTAGAGAAACGTTAATGTTCAAATCTCTCAAAACAGGCAATGATATTAACTGATCTGCATCAGTAACATCTACTTTTAATTTGTATTGATATGTTTCTACCATATTTTTTTTATTAATTATTATTTAATTATTTATATTATTCAAATGCTTCAAAAGATATTTTTACCCTAGAATGTAAAGAAGTAGTATTAGGATCTTGTCTTTCTCTTCTAATTACAAATCCAGTTTCACTAATACTATTTATTTCTATTTTTTGACCTACTCCTGTTGCTCCAGGAGATCCTAGTTGAAGTGGAGTTGTTACATCATTTGGTTTATTTGTTTCTAAATTTTCTACTGCATTATCACCAGAAGGTGCACTTAGAGAATTTAAAAGATTATTAAATTTTAATACAGTTCCTTCAAATACTACTATACCTATTTTTTGAATATAACTACCACCAGATACTCCTTGTAAATAATAATGGATTTTTATCATTCTAGGTTT